ATCGGGACGCTGTAATATATTTTCTGTATAAGTGTTTGCTGTATCACCGTTAACAACTATTGTTACAATATATTTAAAATCAGCAATAGCTATTTGATTAGACTTCGCTGTAAATATTTGGTCGTTGTAAGCTGGTGTAAATGTTTGCGGTTGTTGATATACTGTTAATGCCATTTTATGTGTAACTACTTCTAATTTCTATTATAATATCTTCTTTTACTAATTCTGTTATCTCGCTTTGTAATTCTTCAATCCTACCGTCGTTAATTACTTCGTCAAAAAAATGCGTTGCTTCTATTGAGTTCTTTTTTAAAGAACGTGCTACTAAAAAGCCTGCTGTTTTCTTTGCTTTATCAAATGACATCTTTTGCAACTTCTTTAATTTACCTTTGCGCTTAGATAGGCTTTGCTTTTCCTTTCTTTGTGCTAAATCACTAAGTCTTATGCTTTCAGCAAATCCATAAGCCGCACTCCATTCCGCTATCTTTTTTTGTCCCTCTGCACTTACACTACTTGGGTTTCTACCGTCGTTAACAACCGCCCAATAATCATTCATGTTTAGCGTAAACTTAATAGAGTCTTTACTAAATGATATTGTCGGTTTAATACTAGCCTGTAATTTACTCGTAGTTCTACTACCCTTTACTGGGTATTTAGACTTTGCCCTTTGTTTAGCTTGTCTTGAATCTAAAGCCTTTTTTAAAGAACTACGGGTGTCATCGTTTAATGCTTTCCCAAACTCATCTAACAAATCCTTTATTTTATCTACTAGAGCCATTTAATGCTATTTCAAATTTACCTTTATCCTTTAAGTACGCTAACTTATTATAGTACCTTATTACACTCCATTCAAATATTTGGTCTTCGTTTAGGTTAGTATCTTTAACAACTAAACCGACGCTGTATTCCCAGCCCCATCTTTCAAAAAAGTCTGAAATTCTAAGTCTTCCATCATCATTTGATTCGCTTGCTCTATTACTTTGACTTGATCCGCTAAACAATCCTGAATAGCTTTTGTGTAAGTCATTAAATATTTTGAATAAAAAAAAACAGCCCCAAGTGATTCGCTTAATTTTGATTTCTTAAATAACTCAACATTCCTATTATGGTTACTTGAGTTATATACCCACTTACCACTCTCATACTCTTGGTGACAAATAGCCATTAACTCAGGCAGCACTTTAAAATAGTTACCCTCGTTTGCCCTTACCATTTCTTTCCAATCTTTTTCTTGACAAATATTATAATCGTATAAATCTTTAATGTATCTAAATTTAACGCCACCTAGTTTAATTTCATCGGGGCAAGCTAAATTAGTAATTGGTTTAGTTAAAAAGAAAGCATCTAACAAATAGTCGTAAACTTGTTTAGGGCTAAGTGATTCAATATAGTCAACATCCTCACCCGATAAAATTGATAGCCTTAAAACAGCCATGTCTAGTTTATCCAAAGTATCATTTGTTTTCAATTCCTCTAATTTTTGGAACTGCTCAACTGTTAAATCTTCGTATCTTTTAGGTATTTTCATCTTAATAATATAGTAATTTATTTGAGTTTTACGTTTATTGAATAAAGAAAGTTGACTTTTTAAGTCGGTTTAAAGCGAGATACCTAATTGTGTCGCAAAAATGATTTTGACTATCAATAGGTGTGTTTAACATATTGCCATCCTTATCAGTTGCCCACTTGTAATTTCTTAATTCCTTGATAGCATTTAGGCTGTCCTTAGTTATAAACATTTCGTATTGCTGTAAAGTATCAATTGAATTACGTATGCTGTCGGGTCCTTTCTTTGCACCCTCTATTCTAAAACCTGCACGTCTTAAGTCCTCAATACTTTTTGGCTCTGCTGAATCTGCAACAATCATTTCATTTCTTTGAACTCCCAACTCTTTTAACTTGTCAATAATATCGCTATTCGTTAGCCCTGTTTGATATATTAATTCTTTGAAGTATAAAGCACCATTGTATCTATAACAAGCCGTTAAAACACTTGGATCATTTGTAAAACCCCAGTCAATTGCGTATGATATAAATTCAGCTTCATTTGGTATTGTTTCGCATTGTTGCCAGTTGTTAAATATCGTTCCTTGCAAACTACCTATATTCCCCAAACCATAAACGCTCCACCAATTAGCCCAGTAAGTTGATGTTAGTGCTTTCTCTTTTGCTTTCTCAATTTCTTTAACAATTGATAAGTCAAGGGCTTCATTATCTTTGTAAGTTAAAACAACAAAGTCCGTATCGCTATCGTTAATTAATTCGGTATCTACCCAAAATTCACTAACAGGGTTATAATCTAAATAAATAAAGCGACGTGTTCTAATTGCTAATTGATAGTAAGCCTCCCAAGTTATATTATTGCATTCGTTTACAAATAGCACATCACGTCTTGCACCTCTTAATTTACTTTCAGCATCCGCACTAAAAAACTCAATATAAGCACCGTTGCTAAACGTATAAACTAAAGATGACTTATTAAAGTTCTCAGGTTCGTACATTCCAATCATATCCATAATTTTAAGAAAGTCCCTTAATGCACCCCTCTTTAAATGTGGGATAGTTTCAGCAACAATTGATATTTCAGCAAGTGGATTTTTAACAGCATAGTCAATAAGGAAAGGAACTATTGTAAATGTTTTACTTGCAGAAGTTCCGCCCCTTACTACCCGAACTCTTTTATTGAGTTTAGATATTTTCGCTTGGGCTGTCGTTCGTTGTAACATTAATGTCTATTCCGTTAAAGATAGGTTTCTCGGTTATTAACTGATTAATCGTTTGGCTCGGCACACCATGCACCCTACTGATTAAAGTTTCAAGGCTGTATAAAGTTCCTTTCTCTAAAGATTTACGCATAGCATTTGCAATGGTACGTTCTAAGATAGTTGCGTGTTCATCTTTAAATATATCAGCTAATTCATTTAAAGTCATAGCCATCATATTCTCGATGGTTTGGTTTATATCCTGTTTGTTATAACCCATGTCTTTGAGTTGACAAACGAATTTACGAGGTCTTCCGTTTGGGTTTCCTGTTTGCCCTTTCTTATAAGGGATTAAGTTTTTGTGTCCGTCGCTACTTGGCATAATCTATTCCGTTCTTTTTAATCTTAATTGTTGGTTCAAGTTTAATCATTCTATCAATTATTACTTGGCAGTAATGAGGCTCAAATTCCATCATTAAACAATTTCTTTTAGTTTGATGAGCTGCCACCATTGTAGCACCACTACCACCAAATAAATCGAGAATCACATTTCCCATTTCGTATTCATTAAAACAATATGATGCCAGCTCGATTGGTTTTTGCGTTGGATGAACTCTTCTTTCTCCTTTTTCAGATGCTTTAATTAAACCATTCCATAAATGTCTAAAAATCCTAACTGAATTATGCCCATCAATAACATAAGCAAGTTCACAATCAGAATTTGTATTTCTCATTTTATCTTCAACTCTTTTATCCCAAACAAGCCAATTATTTGATTGAGGTAAATGATGACAATAATAATTAGCTCCCCACCAAACTTCTTTTGATGGTTTAAATTCTCTTGTTATATTAAAAGCATCAACGGCATATTGAATGGTATCATCTTTAAAAGATTTTAAATTCAAACCACCTTTCATTATAGAACTATCACCAACTCTTTTAGAATTATCCCCATCTAAATTAATACCATAAGGTGGGTCTGTATAAATTGAAAGCTTTTTACTATCACCTATTAATTTTAAAACCATGTCAACATCAGTACTATCCCCACATAACAACCGATGCTCCCCGATTTCAAATAAATCACCCAAAACAATATCCGTTTCAATTCCACCTTCGGGTGTTTCAAAGTCATCCTCTTCAGCTTCCAACTCAGTAACAAATTCAGCGGGCAAATCTAATCCCCAACTTTCCAATTCCAAAGCATCCCACTCTTGTAATAAACTCCAATCCCATTCGCCACCACTAACATTATCTTTAATCAAAAATTCCCTTTGTTTCTCCTCAGATAAACCACTTACTTTTATAATCGATACTTCCTTTAACCCAGCTTCTTTGCAGGCCTTAAATCGCATATTTCCGCCCAATATAATCATGTCGTCATTTACAACTATCGGTCGTATTTCTAACATCTCTGGAAAGTCTTTTATCGACTGAACTAATTTAGCAAACTTGTCATCCTTAATTAAACGAGGATTGTTTGGATTGAGTTTAATTTTGTTTATTGCTATTTTTTCCGTCTTCATTCCAAAAATTTATGTGTTCGTATTCGTCTTGCATTATTCAAAGTAAGCATTATTAGTAGGATATGCCGCAAATCCTTTTTTAGTTATTTTTATTACTGTATAATTATTTGAGTTATAACCTAATTTAATCAAACACTTTACTATTTTTTTTTTCAATTTTCTAGGTATTCTTTTAATATTTTCTAATTCCATCTTAATTCATTATATAAATAAAAGTTCGTTTTAATATTGCCGAATTAAAATAGTTAATCCTGAA